TTAAGCATGTAATAGCTTTTCAGCACCAGCGGCCAAAAATGCTGATCGAGTTTTAAATCTTTTATCTTTACCTACGTTATCATCAATCTTCCGAATTAAACGGCTAGGTAAAGTTACATTGATTTTTTCCGGCTTACCTAAATAACGGCTGACATCAACTTCAGTAACTGCCCAGATCATACCTCTATAATCTTCTTGGTCAATAAACTTACTGACATCCGATGCTAATGGAATTTCTTCTCCATCTTCAGCAAGAATTTCTAAGTGGCCAGAAATTGCCTCTTTAACGTTCTCGATAGCTTCGCCTAATGTATCGCCTGCGCTAAAACATCCTGGAATATCTGGAACGGTGACACCAAAGGCTTCAGTGTCGATACCTCTCTCAATAGCAATTGGATACAACATTGCACTCACCTCATGTACAAAATCGTACTGCGAAATAGGACTGTATGAGTCTGATTGAAGCGGGTCAATTTAGACCCGCTTGCTTCAAAATGCTTTTAACAGTTCCGCTTGGTAAATCCTTTTTAGGATGTGGGATGGTAACTAATCCCCTTTTGTTTGGGTGCTTGAAGTGATGATGACTTCCTGAAACCCTAACCTCATACCAACCGTCTGCTTCAATCATTTTGATTAAATCCAGACTTTTCACACCGTCCCCTTATTAACTTGATGGTGCAATTATAACCCTAGAGTTATTTTTAGTAAATACCTCTAGGGTTATTTTTTAGAATTGTTCGTTTTTTTATGTGACTCATCTAGAAAGAGATTATCAATTGCAAAAATACAATCATTAAAGATGTCTCTATCTACTGGCAATTCATAGTGCTCACAGTATGCAGAAATGGCCGAAATATCCAAAGATAGCGGAATACCCTGCTCATATCGTCTAGATCGCGAAATAACGTTATATGCTGAGAGAATAGCATTTGAGGTATATGAATACTCGGGTTTCTTTATGACATTAGCATTTTGAAGATTTAAGGCTTTTGCGATCACTGTCTGCTTCGCGTTGTAGTCGCTCGCTTCTTCTTCTGAGTTGAACTTGCACCAGTTGTAGAGTTGGAGGACTTTCCCACGACTTCATCCTTATATGAATCAGCTTCTTTTTGAATGTCTTCAGCTTCTTGCTTTACGTATAGCCAAATTGAAATGCCGATATCACCCATATTTAAAAGCTTTACTGCATTTTCAGGTGAATACTCGGGTTCAGTTTCAACCACTTCACCGCCGTCTATCTTTTCTTCAAAAACTACGCCTTTCCAGTCCTCAATTAAATGGCAGGCTGCAGCTTCAAGAAGCAATTCATGATAGAGCTTGTCATCTTTACTAGCTTTACTTACGTCATAACCTTTAGATGTGATTTGGTTATTTGCTCGTTCAAGAGCTACTTGATATGGTTTATATGCGATACCTCGTATCTTAAATTCAGCTAAAACATTGCCATCGCCATCAACATACTCCCGCCATTTGCTAACTGTTTTACTGGTCTGAATGCTTACTTTTAAAGCCATTTTAAACTCCAAAAAAAGCAGCCCTAAGGCTGCTATCAGATTAATATTTAAGGCGCAGGAACTGCTGCTGGTGTACGAGTAATTGTTGGTGCTACTTCTACGACTTTATATTTGAATGAAGCATTTAAAAGATCTGAATTACCACCACTAGGTAATGGAGCTGTAATTTCAGCTTTAGGAATAAAAATTTCATATTTATTCCCATCTGTATCAGTGATTGGAACTTTTAATGAAATCGTTTTGTTAGTGAATTGCTTTTCATACATATCGGATGTATTGCGTGACCAAGCTGCGGTAAATGAGCCAGTACCTGCAGCAAGCATTTCAAGGATTGCACGTGCATCAATCCCTCCACCTAAACAACGTTGTAGCTGCATGGTGTTATCCCAATTAAATGTAAAAGCGGTCAAGCATGAAATCCCTGCTTGAGAAACTCCATCAATCAAAATGTCACCTACAGAGACATTCGACATTTTGGGATTGTTATCTGCAGCTGTAATTGTTCCAGCTGGTGCTGAAGAAAAGTTTGTTCGACCGAGAGCCATTAGGCCAAAAGTCATTGTAATTAAGCCAGCTTCAGGAATATCAATTCCAAAAGTGTTTACATGACATCCACGGAAAACATGGTAGTCATTAACATCTTCAAAGCCACGTAAAACAGAAAAAGTTTGACGAAGTGTGCCGCCAAAAGTTAAGACATTTGAGGACCAACTATTAAAAGCTGCAGCAGCCATTAAGTCTTGTACAAGTTGGCTATATTTTGCCTCACACTTTAATTCACCAGCATATTCTGCGCCTGTAATCATTGAAGAGCGAGCAATGCGCCCGCTAGTGATAGACTTTGACTCTTCTTTAGAAACTGTGGCATCTAAACCATTATCTGTAAATTCAAAAGTTGTTCGAGCAAACGGTGTCGGTGTTACACCTACCGTTGTTTCTCTTGCGATTTGTGTTAGCTGACGTGCACCACTCGACATGGCTTTTACTCCTTATAAGCATAAAAAAACCACCTCGAAAGGTGGTTACTAAATTTGAAAAATAAAAAAACCGCTCTTAAGCGGTAATCTCTTTAAAAATTGAGATCAATCATCTAGATCGACACTTACTCCAGTTACTACATTATGCTTTGCGCTGCCAAGGCAACTAACATCGGCCAAACGTATATTCACATCAGAAACACATAGTTTATTGGCCAATTGCCATTTATTAAGCTCTTCAGCCATTACAGCTTCCAAATGTCGTTCTAGTTCTAGCCGTTTAATTTCAATTTCTTCTTGCGTAAGCATGCAGGACATATCAATTCACCCTAAATCCAATCGTCACATTATACTGAATGAAGTCAGCATCTTTTCCTGTATAAACGGATTGCCCCTGTATACATTCTAAATGTTCGATTCCGAAATATTCAAAATGATCAAGTAATGCATCACTTAGATCTGTGATTTCTTTATCACCTGTATCTGGCCGAGCAAAGCATTGGATTAAAATATTACCTGTGCGACGTGTAGTTGGCTTATCAGAAAGTCCAGCAATAAAGCTTGGTCCTCCTGAGATAGCTAAACGGCACCATAAGCCTTTTGTAGGCACTATGAAGCCTGGAGCATTTGGATATTGGATTCTATCTTGAGAAATACCTGTGAAGCTCATCATACGGTCGACTATTGCTTGCCGCGCCTGCTCTAAAGTCATTGCCATTTAGCCACCATACTTTTGAGTAATGTAAGTAAACGTTGTGCTGTAGATACCCAACGGCGCTTGATCGGACCAACCATCCTCTAAGCGCTCTGCATAAGGCTTATTGTTTTGAATATAGATCAAACTACCGATGATGAACCTAAAAGAGGACGACCACGTAAAATAGCCAAGTGATTTGACAATGAATCGAATTGAATGTAATTTAAATATGCACCCGCAAAATCGGGTGTTTGGATTGGTCTCCAAAAGTTTCTCAAGGTCGAAAGACCGCATTTAGCGGTTTTATTTTGCCTATAATTTTCTACACTCTGTGGAAAATGCCCTGTTATGGTGGGTTAGGCGGAAGTGCTTCGGCACGCTAGACCCTTGAGACTAGTAAGACCAATTCCGTTTAACCTGCCACCCTAATTGATTGGTCTCAATTTTGGTGGTGAAAATCCCTATCTCAAGGAGTATTCACCATGAATGCAATTTCTAATTTTACTTTTCATAATGATTATAATGTTCGCGTTCAGTTAATTGATGCTGAGCCGTGGTTTTGTCTTGCTGATGTCTGCTGTGTTTTATCAGTTGATCGTACTTCTCGTTTATTACGTGATTTGGATGAAAAGGGGTTGGCAGATTGCCACACCCCTACAAATGGTGGAAATCAAAAGATTAAATTTGTTAATGAGCCAAATCTTTATCGGATCATCTTTCGTTCAAATAAACCAGAAGCAAAACAATTCCAAGATTGGGTATTTAACGAAGTTTTGCCAACCATCCGCAAAACAGGCAAATACGAAGCACCAAAACCAATCGAAAAACGCAATTATATCAACAACAATGACATGTTAAACATCAAGCGTCTGATTTGGTGCTGTGCAGGTCACTTAGATCAGAAGCAATCAGTCAGCAGCGCAATTTGGTACTCGCTTCGCAATGTGACTGGCGTACCGAGCCCTGCTAAGTTTGAGGTTGAACATTTGCCATTGCTGGCACAAGAATTTAATCGCATTCTAAGCATCATTGAGCCATACCTAAAAGCACGTTACGCATGTGAGGAAGCATTAGTTAAGCGCTTACTTCGAGATCGTGAAGACGCTCAATCTTTACTGGCTAAGTTGCTTGATGAAATGAAGGCGGCTACACAGGATTTTGAAAAAGGATTACAGAAACATTTGCCAATGGTTTTTCAAGGCGAATGTTTAAATCTTGTTGAGCGTAAACCATGTGGTATTGATCATCACGAATTTAATCGTTGGGCTTAATCTTGGATATGCAACGGGGCTAATCTAGCCTCGTTGCAATTTCGCTTGCAGTAGCATTGTAGTAAATCATTAAGCTTCTTAAGTCTTTATGTCCAATCATACGGGCCAAGTCTAAAACTTCTAATTTTCTTGCAAGGCGTGTACAAGCTTCATGGCGTGTGTCATGAAAGTGCAAGTCAGTGATTTGACATCTATCTCTCAATTTACGCCAAAGCGTATCAAAGCTTTGGGAATTACAAGTAAAGACCTGCTTTTTATCAAGACCTTTTAATAAAGTAAGCAACTCAACTGCACGCTTAGATAGTGGTACATTTCGTTTAGTACCATTCTTTGTTTCATTTAAAACTAAATATCTATCTTTTAAATAAACACGATCCCAAGTTAAACCAACAATCTCACCAGCACGCATTGCTGTTTCAATTGCAAAGAGAAAGGCAATTATAATTTGCTGAGTTGAATTTACTGGGACATTGTTATCCCAATTTGCTGCAAGACATAATCTATCAATTTCATCTTGGGTAATTCGTCTATCACGGTGCTTTGATGGTGGGGGTAAAGTGAGGTCAGCCATAGGCGACTCTTTAATCCATTTCCATTCTTTGCGAGCAACAGTAAATAAGGAAGCTAAAATATTTGCTTCACGTCTGACAGTAGCGCCCTGCACCTCTTTTAACCGGGAGTCACGCCACTGGACTAAATCGTCAGTGGTAACTTTTGACAACTGTTTTTGGCATAATTTCTTATACTCACGTTTAAAGAAAGCCATTCGCTTTACTTCATTCTCATGAGTTTTCTTTTTTATGCTTACTTCATTTAAATAGCGTTCTATAGCTTCTAAAAATGAATGGTCAGGAAGTTTACCATGCGATTGTTCGCGTAATTGAGTCTCACGTTTTGAGGCCCAAGCTCTTGCTTGTGCTTTTGTATCAAAGGTTGCACTTTCGCGAATTCCGTTTACACTTATCTCGGCTCGCCATGTATCGTTGCGTTGTCTAAATGAAGCCAT